CTCAAGCTGGTGATTTGCTGATACCCCATTACGGAGGTAATCGCCTTGAGGTTGATTGCCATTAAAATCTCCTTCTTTCGGTGAATGACCGAAGTTTAATCAAAAACTCTTCCGACACAACAATTGGAGCGCCACTCCAACTGATACCGGCTTGCTCGCCCGTCACTGCATAGAAGCCAGGATCAGCAGTAAACAACCTGCTTTTGTCAATTGTCGCACCTATTCCGGTCGTAGTATATACGCCATTATTGGCAGTGACAACTTTTGACCGCAGCAAACTGGCAGTCTGGCCGGTGACAGCGTAAGCGCCATTGTCGGCGGTCAAAATGCGGGTTTTGAGCAAACTGGCCGTCTGTCCGGCCAAGGCGTATGAGCCATTGTCTGCAAAGATGACCTTGGTTTTGGACAGGTCGGCGGCTTGGCCGGTCACGGCATAGGTGCCGTTGTTGGCAGTCACCAAATAGTTGATTCTGGCAAACAGCCAACCAGTGTTGTTGCCCGCATCCACGTTGCCCAAGGCGGTTTCGGCGTACCAAGACGCGCCGCCGGTGGCGTTGGAATCTTTGAGTGAGCAATAGTTAACCGACACAATGCCGCTGGCTTTTGACAGCGTGGCTTGTGTTCCTGCGGTGCTGGACTGAATCGTCACCAAATTACCCGCCGTGCCGTTGACGTTGAAGTTGGTCACGGTCTGCGTTGTGCCAGCGGTGAATGTGAAAGTAGCTGGTTGAACGCTGTTGGAAATGGTGGTAAACGTGTTGTTGTTACTAATTGTCAAAGCGCCTGCGCCAGCGTTTTCAAGCACGTGCCAAGTTGAGCCGCCGCCAGCAAACCTTTTTGCGCTTGCTGATGTCATGCGGATCGTGGCGGTGTTGGCTGTCACAGTAGCTCCAACATTAACCCAAGCATCTGTGCCGCTGCCATTGACCGTGATGGTGCCGGAACCTAGCGTCAGCACCCGAGTGAAGGCCACGTTTGATGTAAACGTCCCAAGTGAAGCGTTTTGATTGTTGAAATTTAGCGTGCCTTGAGCCAAAGACAAGTTTCGAGTTGTTCCAATTGACAGAGTGTCACCAATGGTGGTTGTAATACCAGCGCCGTTGATTGTGACCGGAAAGTCCAGCGTCTTGCCGTTGGATGTCACAGTTCCAGTGCGGGCAAACGTCACAGTGTTGGCACCAGCGGTGACTGTCATTCCTGTGGACAAGGTCAGGCTGGCCAAAGACATGACCACGTTGCTCCAGGTTCCAGAAAACCCGGTGAAATCCAGATTGCCAACTGAGTTGTTGGCCGTAAAAGTGACAATGTCCGAGCCAGCCGTGATGTCGATCTCTGGGTTGACATCGGTCACGTTGAACGTGCGTGTGCCGGTGCTGCCTGAGTAGTTGCACGTAAAAACCAACCCAGCGCCGTATGTGGCGTTAGACCCGGTCAACGCCAGCACCGTAGCGCCGTTGCCTGTGAGGGTGATATTGCCTGTTGTGCGCGTGACAGATCGAGTGCTGGTGCCGGTAGACGAAAAACTGCCTGCCGTAAGTGTGTTGGAGCCAAGCACCAGCGTGGCTTGCGTCAGCGTAAATAGGCGGGTTGACCCCATTGTCAGGTTGTCGGCCAGCGTGATTGTGATGCCACCCGAGCTGGCGGTGATTGGAAAATCTAGCGTTTTACCGTTGGTGGTCACGGTGCCTGTTCTAAAAAAGGTCACGGTGTTTGCGCCAGCGCCGACAGTCATGCCCGCCGTCAGGGTGAGCGCACCAACGGAAATGGCTGCGTTTGTCCAAGTTCCCGTAAAACCAGTGAAGTCAAGCGCCACCATTAAACCACTTGAAAATGTCAGCGTGTCCGACCCAGCCAACACATTTACAGTTTTGGTGTTTAACCCGTTTCCACCTGCAATTGTGCGCGTTCCAGTGGAGCCGGAATACGTCAAATTGACAATGGAAGGTGTTTGAAAGTTAAGGTTTGTGCCAGTGACAAAATCAATTACTGTTCGGTTGTTGCCAGTAATGTTGACAGTGGCCGAAGCACCCAACCGAATAATTTTGCTGGTTGTTGCGCTGGTAAGCAATGCAGCAACCGTCAATGTCTTGTTGCTTCCGGTGCTGTCTAAGTTTCCTTGGGAAAAAGTCAGCGATCCAGTAGTGGTTAAATCGTCAACAAGGTTCAAAATGGTTGTGGTCGAACCAAGCGCCACAGAAATATTGCAAGTCAGCGCCACGCCTGCTGTTGTGACGTTGCAAGTGCTTGCACCAGCAAGCGTAAACGTCACCGTACCGGTGTGTGTCCATGCGACTTTGTTGGTCAGTGTGAACGCAGTGCCAGCAACAGTCAAAGTGCCCGTGCCCGCCACCGTCATTGCGGTCGCCGGGTCAATGCCAGTGGTGTTAAGCGTCAAACAAGCCGGGTTTGTGCCCAGCGTGACTGTGAAATCGTTGGTTCCGGTGTTTGAGTTGGCGTCAAAGATGACGGCATCGGCAGTGGTCGGCGCAGATGCACCAGACGCGCCGCCCGAAGAAGCCGACCAGTTGGTGGTGCCGGTAGATGCCCAGGTTCCCGAGCCACCGACCCAGTATCTGTTTGCCATAGATTAGGTGGCTTGGAACACGCCGTTGGTGCCGTCCAGAGTCACGGTGACAGTCTCGCCAGCCGCAACAGCTTGGGAGCTGCCGTAGTCCCAGTAACCCACATTGGTGCCGGTGGTCGAGTCAACCAGCACAGCGTACTGGAAGGTGAAGCCGCCGCCCGAAGCCGTCCACACGGCAGGGCTGGCCAACACCAGCTTAAAAGTGCCGCCGGTCTGGCTGGCGCTGGTCGTGGACGCAGCGTTGCCGCCTGTGGTGTAGCCGCCGCCGCTGGCAACCTCGGTGATTGAGCCAGCCGCTGCGTTGACCGCCGTGGCCAGCTTGATAACCCACGAATCGCTGCCCGAGTTGATGTTCTCAAACAGGTTTTCAATTGCGGGTTGGAACTTGTTGTAGGTTGCCATGATGCGTCCTTACGCCAAAAAGCGCAGCTTGTAGAGCGTTGTGAGGTACAGCTCCACAATATTGTCAATAAGTTGTTGCAGCGAGGAATCGGTCTTCTCGGCCACCTCGTAGCGCCCTTTTTCAATCTCGGCCAACTGGTCTTGCAGGAAATCAATAATGTTGGTCGTCTTCTTGGCCGCAGGGATGGCGATCGGGCCAATCAGGCCATGACGGCCTTGATAAGCCTCGGCAAACGCATCTGCACGGTCAATGATCTCGTCATAGAAGGTGTTCAGCGCCATGTGCTTGGAAAAGCTGCGGGTGTTCAGATGCACTGAATGGGCCACATTTCGACCCAAAAACAGCAGTCCCATCAGTTGTGCGGCGGTCATTGTGGCATCTCCATCGGTGGCATCTCCATCGGCGGCATGGGCGCTGGCATCTCAGGCATACCCTCCATGCCGACATCCATCTGCTGGCCTGGCATCTCAGGAATGCCATTTAACTGGCCGTTGGACTCCATAGCAGCGGCCACAACACCCATTGCGATGTCTTGGATCTGCTGCTCGTTCATGCCAGCCTGTGTGGCCGTGATGCGCTGGGTCTCGGCCTGATAAGCCTTGATCTCGGCCTCGTAGTCCTTGCGGCGCTGCTCTTGCATCTCAATGGACTTGCCCACGTTCTGGATCATCTGGTGCATCTGCTCCATCTCCTGACCCATCGCCTGAATCTGCATCTCAGCGGCCTGCAACTCAGGCGACTTGTCGTCTTCGGACAGGATTTTGGGGTCGATGGTCTTGGCAAAGCGCTTAGACATTTCCTGAGCGCCAGGCCAGTCCATGTTCTTGACAAACAAGTCGCCGGCGACTTGCCAGAGCTGTGGGTTGCCTTGCAGCAACTGAGCCATAGCCTCCAAAGCCTCTTGGCGCTTGGTGGCGTAGCCGGGGCCAGTGACAGCCACGACATCGTACTTGCCGACACCGGGGTTGTAGATCTTCTCAATCACAATGCCCTGCTCGTCGCGGATTTCGTTGATCGGCTGGGGCTGGTCAGGGTTGATCTTGACCATCTTTGTCTCGCCGTCCTCGCCAATGATCCGAGCGATGCGCTGGGTGTCATAGATCTTGGGGATCAGGTCAATCAACTGACGAGCAATGTGGCGCACGCCTCGAGCCAGGTTGTCACCGTAGTGGTAGGTGCCGACATCGCCTTCACGCTGACGGGCCAAAATGGCTTTGCCAGAGCGCTCGTTGGAACCCATGCCCAGCGATGCGTTGTACTGGCCGGTGGTCGCCTTGATGTCCTCTGCCGCGCCAGATTTGGCTTGGAGCAAGCCGCTGGACGCCATTGGCGGCTGGGCACGCTGAGGAAGGGGCAAGACAGCGCCTTGGCCATCGGTCACATCGGGGTTGACTTCCAGATACGGCCAGTTGTTGGTGTTGGCGGTCTTCCACTTGTCCTCGTAGCCCTCGAACTGGCCACCATAGCCAATGAACGGAGCCTTGGGGGCCAGCGCCAGCATCTCGGCTTCTTGAGACACCCAGTAGTTGTACATGCGCTGGGCGTCCTTGGCGTTACGCACCAAGCCAGACACATACAGACGGCCATCGACCTCAAACTCGTTGCCGACAATGCGGATCACGGGGATCCACTTGCCAGCCCACTCGCGTTCTTCAAGGATCTCGTAGCCGTTGATCTTGCAATACCTGACCTTCGGGCGGTCAGACACCCGGCTGCGCTTGGGTTTGCCGTACATGGCGCGGAGCTGCTTGTCCTCGGGCGTGCCCTCAAACGCAGTGGCGTTGCCGGGGTACAGGTTCAGCGTGGCCTTGTCAAAGTCGATGTAATAGTAATCGGCGATGCGGATCGTGTCTTCGTTCAGCCAGTTGCTGATCGACTGGTCGCCCACACCCAGACTTTGCAGGGTGGTGATAGGGGTCGAATCCGGGTACATGCGTTCGTACTCGGCCTTGGTCACATCCTCGGTGATGAAGCACCACTTGGCGTCTGCACCAGTCGGGTCTTGGATCAGCGGATCCATGTAGACCGAGAAAGAGTTGCGGATACGGCCAATCTTGATGTCTTGGTCGAAGGTGTTCTCGTCGCAGTATTCGGTCAACAGACGGATGTAGCCCTCGCCATAGGCCACTTGGTTTTCGCAGGCGGTGTCGTAGGCAACATCGGCATCGCTGATGTATTCGATATGCCGGATCATGCCGTTGAACACCTCGGCCACCTGCACATCGGCGTTGTCGTCCACGGGGATGACTTTGGCGCCGGGCCGGTTTTGGCGCTGGTCATTGGTGACCTGGCGCACGTGCTGGGGCAGCTTGTTGATGGTCAGCGTTGGCCGGGCGTTGATCGTCTGGCCTTGGACAGCGCCACGGGTAGCCAGCACATCGGCGGGCCACTGCCAGTGGTTGTCGGGTGAGCCTGCGTAAAAGCGCAGGTCGTCGATCTCGTCTTCACGGCTTTCCATGAGCGCCGACACCGCCATATCAAGGCGGGCGCGGGCAACGGTCAGGATGTCCGAGTCAGATTTTGCGGGTTTGCCACCGGCTGCGACATTCGCGGCGGCAACCATGCCAGTTGGGTCAGCCATTCAGGACTCCTAGTACATGAGGCTCACGCATGACGACATATTCTTTGCCGTCATGTTTGAATTCTTGCCCCACGCCAAAGTATAGGTGATCACCGACTTTGAGTTCTTTGCAATCAGGGCCAGCGGACACCACTATACCTGTTTCCTGCTTTTCTGTCGAAGGTAGCTCAAACATGGCGTGTTTCTCGACATCCACCTCAATGATGAGGCAGTTTTGCATTGCTTTGAGTGTCATGACCCCATCCATCCAGTTGAAACAGCACCTCGGTCGGTGACAATGCGGCGCTCGTTGCGGGGATTGTACTCTCGATGCGCCACAGGGAACGCAAAAGTCACGCAGATGGCGTCGGCGGCGTCTGGAGAGGCCAATCCTCTGGCCTTCATGTCCTTTTTGGACTCCAAAAAGATCGTGCCCTTGGAATCAGGCTTGATCATGGGCGACACCAAGTCAGTTTTCAGGAACCTGTCCTTCGGAATGCTGGCAGAACGCAACCATTCCTTCATCTTGCCCCACATCTCGGCCCTCTTGTTGCCATACATGATGGGGTTGACCGACTTATTGCCAAAGTTGACGCCCTTGATCTTGTATCTCTGCTCTTTGAGGCGGTCAACAATGCCAGCACCTAAGCCTCCTTCGTCGATTACCACCAAGGCGGGCTTGAATTCTTCGATGGCCTCAATGATGTGGCCAACCACCGTCATGGTGTCGTCTCCTCGGTGGCGGTCAATGCGGACAATATCGCGGCCCTGCCGAATAGCAATCACCGTGGCATCGGCTCCAAACCTGGCTGGGTCAACTCCAACAATGATGGGCGCGGTCTGGTCCTTGTACTTGGGCCTGTCCATCGCCTCATCCACAATGTTGGACGGAATAAACTGGTCATCCCCAGCATTGGGAAACATTCCGTAGACCTCAACGTGGGCCTGCGAGGAATCTGGGCCGTATTCGTCAATGATGTTCTGGTACACAGCCTTGTCCGTGCCCTCCACCGTGCGGGCGTCCACAATCTTGTTGCTCCAAAAGTCTCTCTTTGAGTTAAAGCACTCGTAGAAATAACCAGTGTTGCGCCGGGGGTTGGAAAAAGCCAGCCAAAGGCGGTTGGGGGTGTTTTCGGTAAAGAAACCAGCCGTCACAGCCCAGATCGAGTCATCAATACCGGAGGCTTCGTCAAAGATCACCATCACACCATCAAAGTTGTGAACTCCAGCGTAGGCGTCTGGGTTTTCGGCTGACCACAAACGACCCTCAACAGCCCAATATCGGGTGCCTTTTTTCAGGTCTTTTTCAACCAACTCAGTCAGCCAGTTGGCAGGGGTGATCTTGGTGGCGGCAACCTCAAACCAGTGGCTGTTGATGCTCATGGCCAACCACTTGGTGATCTCAGCCCATGTCACAGCCCGAAGCTGGGCTTCTGAGTTGGCCGAGATGATTGTTGTCGAGCCTATGCGGGTGGACAACATCCAGATGGTGAGCCAAGAAACCAGCGCAGACTTACCAATGCCTCGGCCTGAGCTGACGGCATGGCGCAGGGTTTCAAAGTCAATCAAGCCCTTTTGGCGTTTGACATGGGCGGCGATCTCTCGCAGGACTTCTCTTTGCCATTTTCTCGGGCCTTTGAAGTTCGCCAGAGGGGTGTTCTCTTGCCCCCAAGGGAAAGCAAACAAGACAAAAGCCTCGGGGTCGTCTGCAATGGCCGGTGTCCACACCGTGGCCATTAACTCCTGCTCGTCTTCGGGCTTGTAGATTGTGGTTTGCATTAGGCGGTTTGCTCTTTAAGGCTGTCCATAGCAGCCTGCCATGCGGCATCCCAAACCTCTTTTGACCACCCATCGTCGCTTTCAACAGCACATCGACATTTCAAACCACCGAAAACCGCCGTCTGCTTGATACAACGTTCATTATGTTAAGTCGCATATGGGTTGTGCACAGATAAACTAACGCTAACGCATTAATGCGTGAGTTATGCACAGCAAGCTGTGGACAATTGTGGACAATACCCTGTGGATAGGGGCCAGCGCAGGGGTGTCCCGCCCGCCTGGCCGTGGCCGGGGGGGGTAGGGCCGGCGGCGAAAGGTCACAGGA